ATGCAGCACCTTGATCTACTCCCCTCCCTGCTTACCAAAATCACCGAGAACCAACACGCTCTGGAAGCTGCGCTCATGGAGCTTTCCAACTGGGCAGCGAAAAACGGATCGCCCCAAGTCGCCGAAAATGTCCGGGGCGCTCTGGCTACGCTCGATCGCAACGAAGAGTTCATCAAGCTCACTCTGGCCGTTATGAATTCACCCGACTGAAGGGCAAGCAACTCGTCGGCTCCTCCTCGCCCTCATCCGCGCGCCTCGATTACTGTATATCCAAACAGTATTTGATAAGCGAACCCACACCATGAACTTTGAACAAGCCAAGGCGATGAGGATTGCCGCCTGGCGATCTACGCTCGACGACCACGAATTCAGGATGGGGAACCCGGAGGCGTACAGGTTATCCCTTCACGAAGAGAGCGCTCGGCTCGCACAAGAAGGCCTGATTGACAGACTTGATCAGTTTGAAATGGACGAAATGGCGAACGCAGCTTACTGGTTAGGGATCGAAGAGCGTGATGCATACCCAGTGGCTCGACACCCAGCCTCAGGTTATGACGTCATACCGGTGGACGGTGGCCCCAGAGTTGCGACCATCATGAATTCGGTTTTCCGCTTTGACGCAAACGTAGGAGATTCGATTCGACCGTATGACGGCTTGATGCGTCGCTCTGAGCAAGGGATGAAACTGGAGCCTTGCTATGGATCTATCGGCGGTCGCATCGACGGCTTGCTCCTGACACTGGAGGATGGCAGTCGATACGACTTGGTCGAAACCGTGCGTAGAGTGAACGGAGTTGTCTATCCTGCAACGGAAGACCCGGACGTTTATCGATGGATGTGCGATGTGGTCCAGGTCGCGCTGGAGAACAAGCATCTGGAGCTCATGAGGCGCGTCCGGCCGTTCTTTGAGCTGGCGAAGTTCGTGCGCTGTGATGTGTGCGAGGATCATTTCGGAAAGCGAGATGACTGCAAACACTGCGAAGGGCGCGGCTTCGTGCCAAAAACGATAGAGCGTCAGCGCGAGCTGAGCGCAAAGGGGTAGGTATGTGCGGACGGCTATCGCAGTACACCGGCATCCACGACTTTGTGGCGGTACTGGCTATGTGGCCCGGTGCCTTCGTCAATAACGTTGGCGACCAGCCGCTGGAGAGGTACAACGGCGCACCGTCGAGTCAGCTCGCCCTCTTCCACCAGGAAGGCGACGATCTGCACGCCGACCTGGTGCGCTGGGGTTGGCGGCCACACTGGGCAAAGGACCGCCCGCCACCGATCAATGCCCGGGTCGAGAAAGTAGCCCACGGCCCATTCTATCGGCCGATCTGGCCGAGCCGCGCCATCACGCCGATCAATAACTGGTTTGAATGGGTCGATGAGGGTGGGCCGAAGAAGCAGCCCTATCTCATCCGCCGGCGAGACCGGGCGCCAATCCTCTGCGCAGCCATCGGCCAATACCCTGTGGCCGGCAGGGAACCCACAGAGCACGACGGTTTCGTCATCATCACCGCCGACAGCCAGGGCGGCATGATCGACATCCACGACCGGCGGCCTGTGGTGCTGAATCCTGAGCTTACCCATGAATGGCTCGACCCGGCCACGCCCAAAGAGCGCGCAGAGCAAATAGCGTTGCACCAGGGAGAGCCAGCCGAGGTCTTCGAGTGGTTCAAGGTCGACCGCGCCGTCGGCAATGTGAGGAACCAGGGGCCCGAGCTGATCAAGCCGATGAGTGAAATCGAAGACAGCAGCCGGCTTTAACTTGCTGCCAACCGCATGAGGCGGTCCTCAAGCGTATTTTCAAAGAATATGTACAGCTTCTCGGCATCGCCAGAACGTAGCGCGCCGGCGGTTTCAAGTCCAAGCACAAAGCCTTCGGCCCGCGCGCCCGCCTTCACGGCCACGATCATGGAATCCGCTCGACCGATCTGAGCGACCAGCTTGTCAGCCTCGCGCTTCATTTTGTCGCCCAACACTACATCTTCCATGACGCCTGCCTTTCAATTCGCTATCAGATACATGATCAGCAGGACCACCGAGACCCAGATGATTGTCATGAGGATAGAAAGGCCAGCCAGTTGCTTATCCACTGCTGGAACGCCTATCACTTCATCAAAGCGGTAATGATGTCCCCGCTTCGCTTCCTGGGCAACAATAGCCACTTGACACTACCTGCCCATTTCTCTGACATACGCCTGGCAAGCGGCCAGTGCAATCAACCCCCGGTCACCTTCGTCGGTGATGCCGATAATTCGTTGAGCATGCGCTGGGTCAAGTTGGGCTCGCGCTTTTCCATGAACCACGCCGCCGGCGCTGGCGGCGGCAGGCACTGGACCGCAAGTGGCTGAATCCTCGAGGAGGACTGACAGCCGGACATCAGCAGTAGCGAGGCGATCGCGCAGGCGATCCTGATTGGTTTGAGCATCGCTCAACTCCTTGAAATGGGATTGTTCGCTGACGGACAGCCGCTGCTCCAGGGCAAGGCGCTTGTCCTGCTCGGCCTGGACTTGGCTTGCGGCCGCGCTGCTTATTTTGTTCAGGTCCGACAGGTGCAGGCGGGCCTGGTCCGCCAGCCGTCCACCGTAGCGCCAGTCCTGGATCTTCCAGGTCACGCCGACGGCCAGCAGCACGAGCGCCAGCGCGCCGATGGCCCAGGCCTTCATGCCCACAGGATTCATGGCACGTCCTTGAAGAAAACGTGATTGCCCAGGCGCAGGGTTTGAGTTGCCCTGGCCGCCCAAGCCGGGGGCTTCGGCATCGTGGTCGCGTAGTAGTGGGTCGCGCCTTTGGTGATGTCAGGCTCGGCACCAGATATCACCAGGTCCGCTGCCCGCTGGGCCTGGGCGAACTGTTTCGGCGGAATCGGCTTAGCGCCGCTCAGGAACGGATAGTTCGGGTCGTTCTGGTTCCAGCAGCTGAACTGGTAAGGCTTCAGGCACACGCCGGCGTAGCCCTCGCCCCACCAGGACTTCTCCCGGCCATCTTCCACACGGTTGCGGATCGTCCAAGCCACGGCAATCTGGCCGGCCAATCCTTCGCCTCTTGCTTCAGCCCAAAGTGTGCGGGCGAGGATGTCGCGATCCCTTTCGGAAACAGTCATAACTTTTCTCCAGGCAAAAAAAACCCGCTCTGCGGCGGGGTTATATAAAATGAGACCATCGTGTCGGTCCTGCCGGCGGTGGACAGGTCCGTTTTCAAAGGAATGAATGATGAAGTTTGTGTTTGCAGCACTTTTTATCGCGCTGATTTTTTCCGGCTGCGGTGATGCCAAGGCGGAAAAGCCCAGGAATAAAGCCCCCCTCCCCGTTTACTTGCTGCTCGGCCAAAGCAACATGGTCGGTATGCGCTCCGACGCGCAGAAGCTGCCGGAGTCAATGAAGCGCACACAAAGCAACGCTCTTTTCTTCAAGGCTGGAAAATGGGCGCCCCTTGCCCCTGGCGTCTCCGAGGTGAAGGGTTTCGGTCCTGAGATTTCCTTCGCCCAAAGCATGAAGGCATCAGGCAAATTCGGAATCATCAAGGTCAGCGCCGGCGCGACAACGCTCTTCAAGGAGTGGAATCCGACTACCGACGACTCTTTGTACGGAAAGGCCATAGATCTTGTTCGAGAGGCAAAGAAAACCCGGCCTATAAAGATCGCTGGTGTTCTGTGGATGCAGGGCGAAAGCGATGGCGCGACTCAGGAGATGGCGGATTCCTACGAGAGCAATTTGAGGACCCTCATCTCCTCGCTGAGGTCGGACCTCAACGAGCCACATCTGCCTATCGCCGCTTGCAGGGTGACCGCACCGAGCACCCAGTTCCCATTTATTGAAACCGTCCGCAAGGCGCAGGAGTCAGTGAGAGAGCCAGGCTACACCTGGTTCAATTGCGACAGCCTGACCAAAGGCCCTGACAATCTCCACTATGACACCGACGGACAAATCAAGCTCGGCAGCATGTTTGCCCAAGCCATCAAAGAAGCGATCCGACAGGCTCAGATGTAGGCGAGCGCCATGAACAAGGTCTGGCCCTTGAACCGGTAATACTCTTCCTTCGGGTGTATCCCATCCGCAAGAAGCTTAGTCCAAACCCCCGTTGCGACTGCCGCGTTCCAATGATTAACGAGTGGAATCCCAAGCTCGGCGCACTTGGATTCGATGGTGTTCTTAAAGGTCCAGAGCAAATCATTGACCTCCGGACGCCCTGGGTAGACGACGGGGTTCGGGGTTCCGAACATGATTTTCTTTCCGGAGGCCGTGACCAATCGATGCATCTCGGCTACGGCAAAAGCCACTCCGCTTGCGGTTCCGCCACGGATGGCGTTGTTGATCCCAAGCTGAACGTAAAACAGGTCAACGCTGGGGTTTTGAGCGATCAAGTCCGGAAAGCTCGGCGTACCATACTCAGCACTCCCGTACAGCCAATCGGCAAAGCCGCTACCGCCTTTGCTTTTGTTGACGAAGGTGAACGCGCCCTGCCCAAACTTCTCATTCAGCAACTGCCCCGCCACCACGCACTCTGTCCAGGGCGAGACGCCGAGATAGGCCGTCGCCGAGTGACTTGCGCTCACACCAGTAGAATCACCTACCACCAATATTTTCATACAAACCCCATTTCTTTGATGCAAAGCCCGACCGGCACACGACCACGGACCATTGATTTATGAACTCTGCGGAGGCTTGGGCCAGTCTGGCTCTAGAGGCCATCCTGTCCTTTCCGGCGTCTTGCTGAGGTCGATCAGGTATCGCTTCCACGCCTTCCATGTAGCGCGGTCCTCATCGGAGATTTCCTCCAGATCTACCTGGGCCTGGAGCGGGCTGATTGCATCATTGGCTTCTTGCAGCCGCAGGCGCAGCGAGTCGAACGAGTTACGAGCCAGTTCGGCGCTGTTCACTCGCTCAATGAGCCAAGTAGGCAATTCCTCGACCAATGATTCCCCCGGCCCGAGCGACCAGCCTTCCTCGATACCGCGCCAGCCTGTCTCGGTTATTGCGTAAGACATAGTTATCGCTCCATTCCATAGCCGCAAACATCGATGAAGAACGTTCCCCCCGAGCCGCTGTTTGCATACGTCACGTTCTGAGAGGCGTCAGTGACGAAGTCGAATTGGTATCTGGAACCGATATCGACACTGACCATTGCTGTCGAACCTGCAATTGGAACAGATAGGTTCGCCAGCACACCCACGGCGGTGCACCTGACTACAACGCTCTGGGTGGTCGGGGGCACCACAGGTGAAAGCGCGACGACCGTATATGTCGTAGCGGTCCCGCCGGCCAAGCGGCGAAACGGCGCGGCGCCGGTGTTCGTCGCATAGAGAATCACGCCCGAGCTAGCCACCTGGAATCCATACAGCACGCCTCCAGCACCAGACCGAAGCGCACAAACGAATCGTCGGGAAGCATCTCCGTTCTTGATCCTGGCAGTTCCGAAATATGGTGCAGAAGGTGCAGCGGGCGAAAGCTCGACAGTGGCCACGCCAGCGTTCTCATACAGGTACACATAGTAGAAAACGTCCGGCGTCAACCCGCTGATTCCGGTCAGGGTGATCGGCGCCGCTAGCCGCACTACCTTCCCGCTGATGGGAATGAAGGCCGCGCCAGCTGAAATAGTGATTGAGCTTCCCGAGTTGTAGGTAGGGATCAGCCCGTCGATATAGCCGTCGGATACCCCGCCTTGAGCCGGTGTAAGAGGCTTGGTCAGCGCGTTCAGCTCGGTGATATCAGTGTTAGCGCCGCCCTTGGCTCGAAAGTCCCATGCAGACCATGTTCCGGCCACTTGATAGCGCGTGTATTCCGGCCCGCCTGTTACCGCTCGGCAAGTTTGGTACGCATACCCGTTGCTAGGGTTGTTCCAGTGGAACACGTAGCTGTTGATGTTGGCCGGAAGAACACCCAGGCTGCCAGCCGACACGATGTTCAGCTGTGTCTGCCTCGTGCTGTTGAGGTTGGCCTCGGTGATGGGAATTCCGGTACCACCGAGACCGAAGGCACCTACTGCCATCAAGCGACCCGCAGTGACGTCCGATGCGCTGGACTGGACTGCGAGACCCAAGGCGAGCTGCGCGCCTGCCTGGGTCGTTGCGCCGGTGCCGCCTTTGATCAGCGGCAGCACGTCGTAGTTGCCAGTGGTCCCCAGGCCCAGCCCTGCTCGAGCAGTGGCCTGATCAGTTCCTCCGGTGCCACCTTTGCTGACCGGCAACACGTCATAGTTGCCCGTCGTGCCGAGTGCGGCAAGCTGCGCCCCATAGGTATTGACCAGCGCCCGCAGTGCATCAGCCGAATCCTTGACGTAGCCCTGCATCGGTGCGAGCGCGTAGCTGCCCCCGGAGACAGAAGCCCCCAGGTACGGCGGATCGATTGAGAGAGAGGTGTTGCTGGGTGCGTTGGTCACCTCGTACCAGCGACCGTCCGGGCCGCGAAACGCATCACCGATCCTGCAATTCGCGATGAAAGATGTTCCGACACCTGTTACGGCATTGGAATTCAGGACGACAGAGACCGTCCCGGTTTTATACCAGGGCATGTTCTACTCCATGGATTATAAATATTGGGTACGACTAGCCATATGGAAAAGGCAAGTTTTCTGTTTTTATGACGAGCGCAACCGGGTATCTATCAGTGGGAATACTGAAAAAACTAGTGTTCTGTGCAGGCGGAGTGAAATGCGTCGTTCCTGCTGAGGCTCCAAAAATGAATGATATAGATCCAGTACCGCCAAAAGCGCCCTCTACCCCTCCATACTGAGAATAACTGGATCCTCCCGTTGAATACGGAAACGCGTCAATTATCCCGACAGACCTGCTCCATGGGAGATATGCAGCATACTCAACACCCGGCTGTAGAGAAATGTCAACTCTAGAGATCAGCCTAGCCCAGTTGTATTCATTAACTGGACCACTGTTGAGACTATAGACATACCCTCCCGCATATGTAAGTGGATACTTTCCATCAGTTGGGGCGGGCGGAGGCGGAGCCTGTATTGCATAGGAAACATTCAGCGGAGCCTGCAATGAATTGAAGGTTATTTCGCCATTTATATTCCGCGTTTTCAAGAAGGGAGACCCTGAAATATTATCAGCCATCAAGTCAAAGCAATAAAACTTCGTGGTCGCGCCAGCATTCGAAAACTGGAATGTTATTGAACCACCAGACAATGAGGTTCCGTTTAGACACCCTGGCCCCACCAAAAAGACTATAGGCGACACCGCATTGGAGAGCGTGAAGCCATATAAAGCGTCTGTCTTGTGGACTGGATCATATGTTACTGTTACAGGGTACCAGTTTGCCCCATCGTTAGGGTCTAACTGGGCGGACCTCAGCGTGCGACGATGCCACGTTTCCTGATAGGCCAGATACCCACTTTTAACAAGCCCATAACAAATTAAATCCGTGTCAAAAAGCAGCTCTCCAGTATCCTTCTTAACCTTCATTAATAATATCCATAAAATATTCGGCAATTAGCGGAGAAATACCCCCAACCACCGGTCGAATATGAATAGGACCAAGACATAGAATTACCAGAAATGGTAACACCAGGCTTCTTGCCTTTCTCAAGCTGAAGATCAACTAACGGAACAACAATGTAGAACCGGGTTTTTCCGGTTGGTAGTTCTGGTAGGGAGGCAGAACCATTTACCGCCCCGGTGTCTACATAGCCTTGGCGCTGACTGATATTCATGGTCATATCGACCATAACCACGTTAGAGGTATTCCTGATAACTAGACCCGTCATGTCATACGCTCAGGTCGATAGCGACAACGCCATTGGGATGATAGAACTTCAAGCTGCTGCTATTGAGCGCCATCCGCCCTTGACCAGCGGTTGAGCCGTTCATTTCGAATCCGCCAGATTTGTATATCGCCCACCCAGTTTGGCCGAAGACGTAGTTGTCCGACTGTATGACTGAGCCAATTTTGGCGGTACCAATGCTACCGTCTTCAATAAAGGCCGACCTTAGGAACACCTGGCCGCCCTGGACCGCGAACGGCACCGAGACGGCGCCGCCGGCGATCGTGTTGACGATGGCGAACCTGTCGGCACTGACCAGGAACTGGCTTTGAAGCCCAGCGGGCCCGTTTTCAATGCCCAGCCCGAAGCCCGCGACGATGTACTGCCCGGTCCCGGAGTTGTACTGCATCTTCACCGACCAACTCGCAGAAACCTTGCCGTTCACATCGTTGATGATTGACGCGTTCTGCTCGATAGCTGTCTGCTGGTCTCCTACCGTGGTGCTGAGTTGGGTGATCTGCTGAGCGGTCGCCTGCTGGTTGGTAACCACCACCTGTTCCAGCTGGGTCACGTTGGCGGCGTTGTCTGCTACCTGCGCATCTAGCGTACTCAGACGCTTGGCTGAAGCCTCCGCTTCTGATGCCCGAACCTTCTGCTCAGTCGCAATTGCTGCAGTGTTGTTCCATCCCTTGAGCGCATCGGCAAGATCCCCCTCCCCGTTGTCGTCCCGGTAAGCAGCCCGCAACGCCTCAAAGGCCGTAGCCTGGGCGGTTACCACACCGTCGATCTCGCTGATATCAGCGGTGTTGGTCGCCACTTGCTGCGCCAGGCCGTTGGCTGTTTCGACCGACTGACCGACATCCGCCCAGTACGTCAGGTTCGGCGGCGGACTGTTGGCCGGCACCGCCGACTTGGCTTGATAAAGACGCTGGCCCAAGCGGACGATATCGTTCTTGGCATATGCCTTTGTCGGGTCATAGACCAGGATGTCGTCCAGCGCGTCGATTTGCGCTTGAAGGCCGGGGATCTTTTCGATCTCATCAAGCAGGTCCTGGCCGAGTTCAGTTTCGGTGATCTGCCCCTTGATCAAGTCCAAAATCGGACCGGCGTTTGAGCTGGCCTGGCCCAATACCCCGTTGACGACCGGGTACCATGGACCGATGTTGCCGGTCCTATCCACCAGGCGTGCCCAGAAGAAAAACGTGGTGCCGGCGAGAAGACTTTGTAGGCTGTAATCGTTCTGGGGATACGCCAGGTCGGCCAGCTTTGTGGCGTTTGCCAAGACGTTGGTGGAGCTGTACCAGATCTCGGTGCGTTGGGTGTCCTCAGCGCCGGCCGGGAAACCCCACTTCAGGCCGATGCCGAACAGCAGTGAGGTGGCGGTCAGAAACGACACTGCCGGCGGCAGGCCTTCCTTGCCCTTCAACTCAGTCAGCGCGGAGTTGCGCCAGATCGACGAGATGTCGAAGGCGCTCACTGCACGCACCCGGGCCACGTAGGCGCCGGCATAGATGCCGACCACGTCCACGCCGGTCGAGCCGGTGCGCGGCACCTTGACCCAATTGCCGCTGTCCTTGCGCCATTCCACGTCATAGGCAACTGCTCCGGCCACAGCAGGCCAGGTGATGGTCATCGTTGCGACGGCGAGCCCCTGAGACACAACCGATGTCGATGCCAAGGCAACGCTGGCCGGTGGCGGAACAACGGTGATCGGAATCACGCTGATCGGCCGGTCTTCCAGGCGGGCACCGGTATCGATATGTGCGAACTTGCTCGGCTCGTACTGCAACGCCGAAATCTCAAAGTCCCCCTCGGTCGTGCGCCTTGTCCTGAGCACGCGGTAAAGCGGAATCGCCAAGTCGTCAGCGTCGAGCGCCCACTGGAGCTGCGCCCGCGGCGCCTCGCTGAAGGCGACCGTCACGGTCACGGCGCGGCCGGCCACACTTTGCACGGTGCGTCCTTCGGCACGGCCGCCTGGCAGGTTGATGATCAGGCGGTCCCCTGCCTTGGCTTGAGTGTCGCGATCGAGCGTGATCACCCGACCGGCCACGGCAGAGATCCGCCCACCGATCTCGCGCCCGGCCAGCAGCGAATCAGCGACCGGGATGATGTGGCCTGGTAGCGGGATTACGCCCTCCATCCCGGTCTTGAAGGTGACAGTCCGGTCCAGGTTGTTGCTGAGGATCACCCACTTGCCGCGGCGCTGGGCCTCGGAGGCCCTGGTGCAGCCGATGGCGCTCACCTCAGTTGGGCGGTCGCCATAGCGACGCTGGAGATCCAAATCAGAAAAAGGAATGACATCGGTGTCGTAGTTGTTCGCCGGGTTGTCGTAGCTGACCAGGCACCGGGTGTACCGGGTCTTTGCCGAGGCGCTGCCGTACGAGAACTTCCCGTCGATGACGTTCGCCCGGGTGAAGACATAATCAAAGTCCTGGGCACGCGGCATGTCGGCCTGCATGATCAACTGACCCTGGGCCCAGTACGTCATGCCCCGATAGATGCCGGAGATATCTCGCAGCAGAGTCCAGGCATCGGCCTTACCCTGGAGGTTCATGTCGCAGAGGAATCGCGGCTCGGTGCCTCCCAGGCCGTCGGGCACCAGTTGGTCGCAATACTGGGCGATCCGGTACAGCTCCCACTTGTCGACCATCCACGGCTTGATGCGCTTACCCAGGCCAAAACGGTCTTCTGTGCAGATGCCGTAGGTGATCCAGGCCGGGTTGTTGGTCCAGGCCTGTTTCATGCTGCCGTCCCAGGTACCGGTGTAGGTCCGGCTGATCGGATCGTAGTTGCTCGGGACCTGCCACTTTCTGGCCTTGCACTTCACGGTGACGGCTGGGATGTTAGTAAACTGCTCGGCGTCGAACTCGATGTAGAGCAAGGCGGTGTTTGGGTACCGCAGCTTCGCGTCAATGACTTCGGTGAAGCCGGCGATCAGCATGGTGTCGGCAACACGGTTGCTGTTCTGGTTCGGCGTGATGCGGCGCACGCGGATCTGCCAGCCAATGGTGGCTTCGGGCAGATCGATCCGCCGGGACCGCTCGTAGCGCGTGGTGGTCTTGCCGTCGACTGCCTCGGTCAGCACCTGCTGGTAGGCGCCGCCGTCCGTTGCCACGTCGATGGCGTACTCGATCCGGTACCCGCCGACGTTGCCCTGGTCGTCCTGGCGCTGGAGCGCAGGCCAGGCAAACCGAACGCGCACGGCGGACAGCTGAATGTTCGTGACGGAGCGAACCCACGGCGCATCGCTGCGCAGCTCGATGTTCAGCGATGTCTCGTTCTCAACCGAAGGGATGCCCGGGATGTAGGTCTGATCCACGGAGCCCGAGCGCCATTCCCATTTGACGTTCGGGAAGTTGACGTTGCCGCTCGCGTCGTTGATCGGCGTGTTGTCCAGGTAGATGTCGGCTGCCGTCGGCACACTCTCAAACTCGCCCTCTCCAACCGCAATCAGGAGCTTCGCCAGGTTCGTCGAGCGCAGGTTGTCGCTGGCTTCCTTCGGAGACTTCGGCTTGCTGCTGCCGCCCTTGGCGCCACGGATGTCGATCTTCTGTGCTGCGCCCATGCTTTCCTCCAGGCGAAAAAAAACCGCCTCATGGGCGGCCTGCTTGCTGCGTTCGGGTTACGTTTTGTCTTCGGCGTAGATCGAGGCGGAAATGATCATCCCGCCCCACCGGCGTTCGCCGATGCAGATCGGCACGGGGTTGCCGCTCGCCGTGGTGTTCTTGGCGCTGCCGAAGGCGTAGGACGGGGCGTTCTCAGGGCCTGCGCTTTGCTTTAGGCCGGAGGCCTGGGGGCTGAGCATTTGGATGACGCCGCCGGCAATAAGGCCAATGCCTGCCGGGGTCAAGTACGGGGCAGTTACAGGGAACACATAGGCAATAGCCAAAAGCACGACCCCGACGACCGTTTGTAGAACACCTCCACGCTTACTTCCCTCAACCACCGGGACGATGCGCACCTCGCGGGTGCCGCCAAGGTCGAATTCTGCCTCGCTTACATTCTTTCGATTTCGGAACACCGCGAAACGCATGCCTACGGCTGCCAGGCGCCTGATCTCCTGTTCAAAACCATTGATGGTGCAGCCAAGGGCTTTGAATACTTCCCGCGATGTTCCCGAGTCGATGTGCTTGAGATGCGTTCGGCCAAATTTCCGCGCCAGTGATCCAGATAACTTGATCGTGGTCATACCCGACGCATAGCTGGTAGAAGTCATGTTTTCCTTCCAATAAAAAACCGCCTTTCGGCGGTCTTGTTGTCATCGGCATTGTTGAAGTGAGTCTCGTAATCCCGAACGCCCTAGCTGGGACCAGGCGACACGCTGGTAGAGTTTCGCGATACTGCCGGCTTTGGTCTGGCTGATTTCCAGAACATCGTCAGTCTGCTGGGCGAAGCCGTTCACAATCCGGTAGCCGTGCGCGGTTTCGGTCATCGTCGCGCTTGAACTGTGCTCCTGCCATTGAGGAAACACACAGAGCGCGAAGGCTTTAGGCGACTTGGTGGAACTCACGGTAACCGCTGGCGCAGATGACATGAGGTCGGAAGGTGACGAACACCCCGCCAGCAAAGCAACAGCCACCGCGCCTACGAAAAATCTCATGGGGTCACTCCTGTGGAAGATGGCGACAAGATATCACCCCGCAAGCTGGCTGTGCATCCAGCGTGGACGAAACCACAGTGGCAAACTTGGTTGAATGAATAGTAGCTTTGAGACATCAGTAGTCACTGCGAGAAGGAAGAATGACTAGGTCAAAAGCATTTAGCTGGATCGTATTAGGGTGGATCCTGATCGAATCAGCAAACTGGTTGCTCGCAAAATTTCTGGATACATATGCCAATAAGGACAACATAACTGCCGGGCTGGAGTATGCAAATTTATTTCTAAACTACGCCACCAGCGGGTTCAGCATAGGTTTCGTCGCGGGAGCCGCACTCTTTTCTGCGTGGGATTGGCCGGTACTCGGTAAATGGTTAAAAAAACTTCATCAGCGGATACGCAATAAAGAAGCTGACGAAAAACTGGCTCTAAGGTGCGAAGAGCTCGCTAGAGAGATGTACGAAATCGCCTCTCAACATGAACGCTCGAGAGGGGAATCTCACTGGCTGTCTTACGCTGATTCTGATCCTCAAGAGAGGTGGATAAAGGCTCGCCAAGAGGATGCGAGAGAAGAAGAAAGGATCCGGGGGAAGCTTGGTCACAAAATGCAAAGCATTGTTATTGACCTAAAGAATCGCGGGATCCGTATGGAGCTTTGGGGTTTATCTCTTAGCTCTCATTCACTTGCCACCGGCTCCTATTTTTTTCTTGATATCGCCTCCTCGTTAAGGTCCGGCGACTATCTCGAAAAGAAATTCGAGGTCACCAGATCCGGGCTCCCAGCGTCAATTTGAAGGTGCATGGGATTCCAAGCTCCTGAAGTAGAAAAATAGTTATCCGGATAGGACCCAGCCACTCAAACGCAACGGATTCCCCAGTCCTTCGCCTGCAAGCCCAAGGACTGGGATTGCGCCAATATCGGCGCGGACTACGCAAGGAAAGTGAAATGCATCCTGGACAAACAAGATTCCCCTATCTGTTGATTACCAACAATTCGGAGGTGGTCGAAAAAGCCAAGGAAATCTCTGTCAATGGCGTGGCGGAAGTGAGAGGGGTCTTCACGTTCAAGGCAGACGCAGATTTTCAAACCGTCATGACCGCCTTGAGCTCAGGGGGCGGCGAGGTTGGCCTAATTCAAGCCTATGACTTGCAGTATAAGAACGCCGCAGGAGACATAGCTAACGGGCTAGGTCACTTGGGCTGAGCGATCCTGCCGCCTGACCACTGCAGCTTACCGCCGACCACCTCGATTTTTGAGCCTTCGGTCATCCGATAAGGGCCGCTGAGCAAATACTCAGCGCGCCCGTCTTGGACATCGACATCTACTGGATCGCGCTTAGGATCCTCGAAGCCTCTACGCCAGACGATTGTTGATGCAAATGGATCTGGTTGATTCATTTTTCTCTCCGCGGCGAACCGCATCAGGTGATTGACTGTACATTTTGGTGCCTGAGGATCAGGCGAGTACGGTCCAGCCATGGCCCACCGAACACGATAATCTCGCTCGGCCGCCCGTACAGGTGGTGTAGCAGGAACGGCCCGGGGCCGAACGTCTCATCGTGCTCGCCAGGCAGCGCCGGGTCAGTGCCGAGGAAGATCCCCGCATGGTTCGGGTGCACCGTCCGGCCGACTTCCATCACGACCATGTCGCCGCGCTGCGGCTGGTCAACCCGGTAGAACCCGGCAGCCTCGTAATTCGCCTCATAGAGACTGGTGTTGTCCTTACTCTCCCACCAGCCATCAGCGCGCTTGAAGGCTTCGAACTCAAGCCCCCACTCGCGCTTGTACCAATCGGCGCAGACCTGCCAGCAGTCCCAGGCGCCATGGACGAAAGGCCGCTTCAGCAGCGGCGTCTCACCCGTAGGCACCACGGTTCTGAGGTCGCCCTCGGGCCAGCTCAGAATGTGCCAGGGCAGCTCCGTGGCCTCGCACATCGCCAAGTCCCGTGGCGAGGGCCGGCTGGTGGCGTCCGGGTGGGAGTGAACGATGCCGATCACCTGGCCCAGGTCCTCCGCCGCGGCGTATTCCTCGGGATCGATGCGGAACTCCTCGTTCGGCTCGGTCGCGGTGTTTTTGCACGGGAAGTACTGCTGCTTCCGACCCACGGCCAGCAGAAGTCCGCAGCATTCCTTCGGATACTCGGCCGCTGCATGCGCCTGGATCGCGCTCAAGATGTGTTTGCGCATAGTCAGCTCCGGGCAATCAAAGAAACGGCGGGGAAGCCGCCAAAGGGCAGCGGATTACCCTCGCCGAAGCGCGGAATGCAGCCGCGGCCCAGCGTGGCATCGCACTCGTCCAGTTCCGGGTTGTCGGTGACCACGCCATCCTTAGTGACGTAGGGCCCGGTGTAGCCGCAGTTCGGCCCCCGGTACCCACCGGTGAGGCACCAATGGCACAGCGTCGTGGCCTGGCGCCCGATGGATTCGCCGCCCACGTCGCCCGGGCTGGCAAGCTCCCAGGTCACCGTTTCCCCGTCTTCGTTCGTCTTCTGGTCGATGTACCAGACCTCAATCGTCTCCTGGGTTGGGTCGGCCTGTGGGTTGCCGTTGGCGAAGTTTTCCGCGTCGAGGTACGTGCCCAGCGTGTGCCGCATGGTCAGCTTGAACTCGAGCAGGTCGTCGAAGGCCAGGCACAGGGCCGTGATCCGCCCGTTGACGTTACCCACCGACAGCGTGGGCCTTACCGCCGTGCCGTCACCGTTGGATTCGATGCCGTCGATCTGCATGGGCCAGGCGCCGTACTCGTTGCCCTGCCACCAAATGGACTTGGCCGGCAACTCATCGGCCGCCGCGCCAGCGGCGATCAACTCTGCCGCTGTGTGCGGGATGGCGTGCCCGTGGAAGCGCAACACGTCTGCCCCATAGTCGGACCCATCCAATTCGAAAAGCAGCACTTCGCTCCCAGGCTCAAGAGCCTGGATGTCACTGATCAGCGGCATGATTGCCCCTTATGGATGAAAGGCCCGCTCAAAGGTGGCCGTGATTTTGAATACGCCGCCCCCGACCGGGGTAGGAACTGGATTCACGCAGGTGAACAGACCCAGTTCGCCAAGCGGGGTCGTCCAGAGAAAGGCTTTGTTGCCGCCGTGACGGTCGAGAAAATCCATGATCTGCTTCACCCGAGCCTTCGAACCGCTGAAGGTGATCGGGTAGGAGTCTTCCTTGTTGTTCGGCCCGTCGCCGGCGGTTTGCTTGTAGCCGCCACCAAACCGGGTGGTTCGCACGCGATAGGTGATATCGGGCGAGTCGCTGTGCTGGGTGGGCCAGTTGAACGTTTCAATAGCCATCAGCTCCTCCCGTTGATGACGCGCCAGATCGAACCGCCTGGCTGCAATCCTTTGGCAATCGCCGTTTCCGCTTCGACCTTGGCCGCCTGCTGGATGCCTTTGCCCAACTGAGTCGTGTCTTCCTGGGTCGTTCCGCCTGCGCCTGTGGTCTGGACCGACACAGCGACAGGGAAGTTGTAGACGTTCCCGCCGCTGCTTCCACCGCCGCCGGTGACGGCACGCACGCCCAACTGGCCGCCAGCCGTCCGAGTCAGCGGCATGATCGCCTCCTCCCCGGCTTCACCCATCACGCCAATCCCTCCGCCGGCCATGCCGAACGCGGTCGGCTTGCTGACAATGGAGTTGGTGAAGGCACCGCCATTGGCGAACAGCTGCACGCCACCCGACCAGGCGCCGCCCTTGGCCTGAATACTCCCTGGGGTGAAATTCGACAGATCGACGTTGGTGTAGCCCGCCTGGGTTGCCCCGGCCGATGCCGACCCGCCACCGAAATAGGAGCCGGCGGCAGAAGCTGCCAGGCCAAAAAGCGCACTGAGCCCTTCCGAAGCCGCTGCCCTCGTCGCAATCCGTGCCATGTCCGCCAGCACGGATTTCGCAAAGTCCCCGAACGAGAACTTCCCAGTCATCGCAAAGTTCGCAACCGCGTCCTCCATGGAGCTGAAGGCATTGGCAAACAGCTCTCTCGTCTGCCCGGCCACATTTCGCGCACTCTCCAAGTAGTTGCTGAACGCCGAGGTTGCGCCATTGCGCCAATCGCTTTGAGCGGCGGACATCTGCTCGTAGTTGCTGAGCACTGTTTCGCTCAGGTCCCGCTCGCTTTTGTTGATGGCGTCTAGCTTGGCCTGGTATTCCTCGGCGCTCATGTTGCGAGCCTGGTCGGCCTTGTCGCGGGCCAGGTCCAAACGTTGCTGGTTGGCTCGGTCGGCAATACCGTTCAGTTCGCCGTTGATTGCGTTCTCACGGTCACCCCGCCCTACTCCATCCGCCGCACGAGCCAACCAGCAACGTTTGGACCCGCTCTGCTGGTCCAGAGCATCGGTGTAGGTTTTGATCGCCAGGGCTTGCTTGGCGAGCCTTCCCTGCTCGTTCGTCGCAATAACTTCGAGCTCACTGTCGGCCTCTCTCTGCGCCTTGACCATGTTGGCCCGGGCGTCGGCGATCCTCTGGTCCAACTGTATGCGCTGGGCCGCCGACGTGCTGGCCTTGCCCTTGGATGCTTCGAGCGCAGCGATTTCAGCCTCGTAAGCTGCTGTAACCTCGTCGCGCTCGTTGCCGATAAGGGCTCGACGCTTGAGCAAATAGTCTTCCTGAGTCACCAGGCCTGCTTTTTGCGCCGCGTCCAGCTCCTTTTGGGCGTTCTTGTATTCGCCGAGGATCAGCGACAGTTGGTTCTTCGAGTCGTTGAACTCGGACATGTTGACCAAGCCAGCCGGCCCGGCCGCCTTCTTGTTGGCATCAGCGATTTGCTTGTTGATGCCCGAGACCGCAGCCTCGTACTGCTTCTGCAGGTCAGTGGAATACGAGTTATTGGCGATGTTCTTCTGCCGAGCTTTGTCCAGGTCCTGGAGCTTCTTCTCAAGCTTCTGGACCTGAGTCTGGGCAGAATCTGCCTCGCGACCGATAAGTTGCATGCCACTGACAGCCGCCTCCTGGCGCTGCTGATCAAGCTGCTTGGCCTGGGCACGATTCCGGCGCTCCTGCTCGGCGAGCATCAGCGAGTCTCTTTCGGCCTCAATCTGCGCGAGCCCCCGACCGCCGCCTCCTCGTGGGCCTGCGCCAAGGCGCGACGCGTTCTGGGCCTGGGCCTCAAGGTCGGCGAGTTTCTCCTCGTAGGTCGACTCACGCCCAATATCGAGAGCTGAATCCCAAGCCCATTTCGCGGCTTTGGCTACGCCCTTCCATGCACCTTCAATCAGGCCGAGACGTTCAGTTATCTGATCGCCACGCGACTGAATGGCATCAGCGAACGCATCGGTCGCCAGCCTTACCGCAGCGGCCTGCTCGCCTTGCTTCTCCAAGGCGGTGATCTGCTCATAAACCGAAGCAGTCAGGTAGTGATACTGCTCGTTGAGCTTAATCGACGCAGCAACAGGCTCTTTGGCAATTGAGGCGAACTGAGCAACCGTCTCCTCGACAGCCTTGCCCGTTGCCTCCTCCATGGTCAGGGCAGCCTTAGTGATCTCCTCGAAGCTGTAGGCTGCAATATTGCCGCTTCCTGCCAGTTGCGCCAGAACTGCCGCCGCGGCGCCAGTGGTGCCTACCGTGGAACTGACCTGCTTTGCCAGCGATGCAATGCCGTCGGCCGTGGTTCCGGCGTAATTGCCTGTCAGGACCAACGATTTGTTGTACGCATCCGCCTCTTGGCTGCCCTTGTAGTAAGCCAGCCCCAGGGCAGCCGCAGCGGCGGCCGCCACAGTGAACGGATTCACCAACCCGAGCACATACCCACCCAAGGCGCGGGCCGCCGGGCCGATCCCGCCGAACATGTCTTTCAACTGCCCGCCTTGCTGAAGCAGCACGGTCAGGGGCGCCTGGCCGCCTTGCAGCGACACAGCAATGTCGGTGAATTGCGCAGGCACACCGCGCAGCGCAGCGGCAGTCTGCTTGGCTGTGTTACCCGTGCGGGTCAGCGAGTCGTCAAACCGGGTGAGGTTTGTCCTGGATTGATCGATCTTCGCCTGATACTCGCTGAAGGTCGAAGCATCCAGCGCGCCGAGCTTCTTCTGCTTGGCGAGCTTCGATTCCAGCTCGTCCAGCCGGCCAAGGGCTTTTACCGTCGGATCGATCTCGCCGAGCAGGTCGGACAACTCGTCCGCTTGTTTCTTGATCGAGACCGACGCCTTCTCTGCGCTCCGGGAAACTCCCTCGGCGGCTTTCTCAGCCCGACCACCCGCCGCAGTGAGCTTGTCGAGGTCGGAGCTAGCCTGCACAGCATCGGTTGAATCGACCCTGATGCCGAGTTCAGCAATAGACGTCATGCGGGCTCCGTTATTTCGATTCGCTCATCACGAGCATGGCTTCAGCTTCCATGACGCGGATGTCATGAAAGACTTCAGAGAGTTCGCGCCGCTTTATGCCCAGCATGCCCGCGACTGGTGGGAGTGCGTTGTAATCCAGGCCGGACGCGCCGCCCATGCCCGTGCGCCACTGCGTCGACATCGCCTCGAACAGCCGAAAGGCTGACCAGTTGTCCGGCCAGACCTCGTACTCTTCCTCCGGAATGTCGGCGAGCGTCATGCCGAAGGCCGCCAGGTCTGCCTCGGACGGCCCCTGCTCGTACATGACGCGGGCGGCGCCGCTCAGTTTCCCAGGCGTGCCGGACTGTAGGCGCTCTGGTAGGCATCCAGAACGGCTTGAGGCGCGCCGATGCATGTGGTGACCAGCGCTGCCAGAGACTCATCCGACAGCTTCTCGTCGAAGGCCCAGCCTGCAACGATGTCCCGGAGCTGAGCTACCTGGATGCCGATCTCCGAGGCGGTGGCCTCCTGCCAACTCAAGCCATCTTCTTTGACCTTGCTGGCATGTTCGTCCAGCGCACTGTTCCACTTGTCAAAGAGAGCGGACAGAGCCAGGCGATCCAGGTATTTAAACTCGAACTCCACCTCTTCTGGCTTGCCGCCCACGCGCGGAATCGCGACCTTCGCCTTGAAGGTCGGGTTCTGTGAAATCTTGATCTTCGCCATGGTTACACCGCTGCCGAATAACGGGTTGGGCGGCCTGCCAGCGACAGACTGATAACGCGGGTCATCAGGTTGTTGCGGGACAGGGCCGGGGTCGAGGTGATGGTGACGTAGGCGTTGTAGAGGATCTTGTCGCCGTTCGGCAGGTTGAGGCGCAACACTCGCGTTACCTTGTCCTCGTCGGCAGCTTCAACGACAGCCACGTACGGCAGAGATGGGTCATCAGCCACCGTCACGGACATACTGATCGGGTTCTTGGTGGTAGGGATCTGTCGATCATCATCGTCAGCCAGGAAACCGAAGGTCAGGAATTGCTGGTCACCGCCGCTGGTGGTCACGTCAGTGATCTGCGAGATCTCGGCGAAACCAGTCACCTCACGCACCGAACCAACGCCGGAACCCGCCGGATACGGCTGAAGGTTGGTGGTGTTGATATTTTCCAGGGCGAAAGTGCCGGTGTCGCTGTCGGAGACCCGGGCGGCACGGTCGTTCAAGCGCGTCCAGCCAGAAGTCACGGCGATGATATCGCCGTCCGTCAGGCCATGCGCAGCAGCGGTCGCTACGGCTGGATTGGCGTTGCTCAGCGCAGTGACCGGGATCGCAGCGCCATAGGTAGCGGCAATTTCCAGGGTCGCGCCGTTGGGGAGTCGAAAGCCCATGTGATTTTCCTCTGTGCAGAAATGACAAAACCCGCTCGATGGCGGGTTCTGGGTTTGCCCAACGGGCGCATTACGGTGTGGTGTCGGCTCGATATGAAAACGAGACTGGAACGGTGTACGAGGTGTCGCCGGTGATTCCCGGGCCCTGGTCCACTGGGCTCATAACGGTTACGACAAAGTCGCCCTTTGTGTCCCGCACATAAAGCGGAAACAGGCTCGCCAGCTCATCGACGATCGGGTTGGTCTTGGACTTGCCGGTACCCGCCGGCGCGATGATGCTCACCTGAAAGATGCCGGTGAACAGGCGGTGATCTCCGCCGAGTGTGTTGCTCGCGGTGTCGCCTGGGATCGTAAACGCCCGCAGGTAGGTTTCATCCGCGGCTGGGGTATAGGCCATGTTCTCGAAGACGATCTTCAACTTCTGCGGCCTGGCGTTGTTCCAGGCGATGAGCTTGGCCTCGTAGATCGAGGCGATGATTGCGTGGCTCATACCTGGTTGTTCCTGATGGCTTCCAGCACGATCTGTTGAAAGCGCGCCACGGTGACCCGCACCATGCCGCCGGGGGCCTGGGTGGAATGGCCGAACTCCAGCGGGGTCGCGTAGGGCAAATTGTTGATGACGTAGGCCACTTGGCCGGCGGTGAAGTCGCCCATGGCAGCGACCAGGGCGGCCACGGTTTCAGCCCCGCTTGGATCGACCTCGTCGAAGGTAACGTTTTCAACCACACCAAGCGAAAGGTGCCAGTTCGCCCGGAACCGCCCCCCGACGTAGCCTTCTGGCGCGACGATGTCCATGCCATCGTTGAGCTTGCGGCCTTTCTTGAGCCTGCCGCCCTTGGTGATATTGGCCGGGTCACTGCGCAGCGCGGCATTGTGGTCGTCGACGGCCTTGTTGTACTGGGTTGCCACAGCGTTCTGAGCCCATATCTCCGGGTTACCCACGGGAGACATGCGGATCAGGCTGCTGCCGACCTCGATGATGATCTCGCGCACACTGGCGTCGATGGCTTCACCGGTCTGGGCAGCGAATTCGGCCAGGCTCAGGGCAAAGCTGCCGGACTGGCCGGCGCCCGCCCGGCTCATGACCGCACCTGCAGCTCATACAGGATCGGCGTACCGGCTGGATTGATCTCTTTCATCGGCGGCACGATTGACCAGGTGCGCCCCTGAACCATCACCTTGTTCAGCAGATCCGGCACCCACTCCAGCCCCTGCGCGGCGATCTTCAGTTTCTTGTCGCCCTGCTTGATGAGGCTGTTGTTCTGAAACTCCTGGCCGGTGAAGTCGAGGAGAATGCCCTGCGCAGTCTGCTCGATGGTTGCGCCCGGTGCCTCGCCGCCCGTCTCCGGGTCATACTCACCCGGCTCCGTCTTGCTGATGGTCACGGGCTGACCGAACTCTGCGATCATCTCTAAGGCCATCACGGCCATCTCGTCGTAGAAGGTCATGGAGTCTACCAAAGGACATTGGATGAATAATCAAGAAAAAGGCGACTATCTGCTGGAAGCAATTTCCAGTCTTGAGCGCGCAATGAGCGAGGGCCGCATTGCGGAGCATCCGTACAGGATGTCGTTGCGAGAACGAATTCGGCGGGTGCTAGTCGGCACCAGAGCCGAACGCCTAACGAAAGATTTTCAGGACAAATACGTTCCCGAGAATGGCGATTTTGCCATCCTCCCAGTAACGGTAATGGCTGGAGCCATCAAGGCAAGCAGCGAAAGCTCTCTAATAGACGTTTTCAAGGTAGAGATTCTGGAGCTTGAGGTGGGGCTATAGGTTTAGGCCCTAACCGCAAACAATCCGCGTCGCTGGAGATAGTCGGCAAACTGCGTAGCGCTCGGTCGATCCGGCGCCGCCGGCAACAGTCGGCCGCTGGTGTTCGGGATCGTCGCGTATTCACGAGTTACCGCACCCTCGACACGTTCCAGCGTCACGGCACCCTTGCGCTTGTCCGGCGGGTCGATGTCGTCCTGATGGATCTCAGCGGCGAGGGCCATTTGCCCATACTGGATCCGCGCCGGCAGGTAGTTGTCGGGCTTGATTTCGCAGTCCAGCTCAACACCTCGGCGCGGCCAGGCCAAGGCCTGATCGCTCGACATCTTCCTGCCCTTCCAGATCATGCCATCCATCACCAGGGCAGACCGGCGCAGCAAAGCCTCTTGCACTGACTCGTCCGCAGGAATAGTCACGCCGAACTTGCCGGCATACATGACCAGATCCGCGGCGCTCGCGTAGCTTTCGGCGTCAGGCTTGCCGGTACCGTCCTCGATGATGAGAGTCATGAATCAGCTCGCTGGAATGAGTTTCAGGATTTCTGCTTTCGGGGCTTTCGGATCGAACTCGATACCCTGAGCGGTGAGCCACGCACGCAGATCGGCCACACCCATTTTTGCCGGGTCAGTCTCAGCAGAACCGCCGGCTTCGATGACATCCACCTCGACCTTGGTACTTTTGTAAGCCTCGACAACGGCAGGCCAGTCCCCCACTACAGTGACTTTGGTCACGCCGGATTCCGGCTTGTCGAAGTACTGCGGGTTGCGATAGCGCTTATCCGGATCAAAATCCGACGTCTGCGCAGAGTAAGTCAGTTCCATGAAAATCTCCAAGGCGGCCCGCTGCGGGCCGCCAGGTGAAATAGACGCCGATTAAGGCGCGGACAGGTCGATCAGGACGCCGGCGGTGACTTTGTCGCTGGTGGCGTATTTGGTCCAGTTGGCACCGGCACCGATCGCCGCCAGGTTGGGGTTCACGCCACCGGTGGAATCCTTCCAGCTGTAACCCAACAGGTCCAGGTTGAAAGTGCCCTCGGCGCGGAAGCCCATCGCCAAGTTTTCCTGGGTGTTGATCGGGTAGGAGCGGAAGCCAGGAGCCTGGGATTCGGTGATTTTGATCGCGCCAGCCTGCAGGCCGAAGATGGTTTCCGCAGGGATGGTGTCCGATACCAACACCGGCTTACCCATGGTGCCCGGCTGACCGCCATAAATGACCACGCCGGCTTCTTCGTACACCTTTTCGGTGATGGCCTGGTCGACCATGTCGAAGTAGGTTGCCGAGTCCATGGTCCACAGCGCAATACGGCCGAATCGATCACCGAATTTGCGCATGCCCTTGGTCAGGGCCTTCTTGCCATCGGTGGCGAAACTGGCGGCAGCAACCATGTTTGGGTTGGCACCGATAGCAGCCTTCAGTGCTGCCATCGCGTACTGGATGTAGCCTTCCAGCACTGCATCGGCGTAATCGATACCGACCAGCTCGGAGAACTCTTCCGGCGAGCGCGCACGGCGCTTGAAGGCCTCTTCAGTGGTTTCGTACGGTCCATACTTGAAAGGCACCTTCACGCCGACCATTTCGCCCGAGCCAATCTTCTGGCCCGCTACTGCGGCGGTGGAATTGACGTCACGGTGGGCGATGGAACCGCCCAGCTTATAGAAGGCGCGCTTGCGCAGGTCGCCTTCGATCAGCTCGTTGTCGAGCACCAGCGCGCCGTTGGAAGAAGCGTTGAACACATCGATCACGTCCTGGATGCGCTCCAGGTAAGCGGTTTGGGCAAGGTCGTTGTAAACGATCATGTCCGAATTGACGGTAGTCGCCATGGGTTACTCCATTATTTGGGCAATTTCAGGTACGCGTCCTGGCCGTTTTTCGTGATGAATTCACGCTTGGCCACAGACGTCATTTCGGAGCGCTTCAGTGCGGCATTACCGCCACCCCCGCCCGGGGCATTGGTCCCTGAAGCCCTTGGCCACAGATGAGGTGCGCTTTCGCGCAGGGATTCCGCCCATTCGAGCGGAGTCAAAGGGGTCTTACCGTCTTTGCCCAGGATGGCTTGGCCTTCCTTATCGACAGCGACAGCCTCGCCCTCTTCGTTGAGCATGAACTGGCCTTTGGCGCGCAGGATCAGGTCGTCTGCGGCTTCTGGCAGCGCCCCGGCCTTGATAGCGGCGGAGCGGATGGAGTCGCCCAGGACTTTGTCCCGGAACTTCTCTGCGAAGGACTCAGCCTTGTCGGCGCGATCCTTTTCGGCCTTGAGCTGCTTGTCGAAGTCACCGCGCAAGCGCTCGGTGCGCTTGGTGAAGACCTCGTCGATCTTGCCCTCGGTCAGGAGCTTGGTTTCTTCGTCCTGGCCGGCTTTTGTCAACAAGCCTTTCACGGCGTTGAGGTCTAGGCCTTCAAACTGGGTTTCGAACTGGGTCAGCTTGCCGGTGGTTTCTTTCAGCTTTCCCAGCAGCTCGGAGTTCTTGGTTTTCAACCCAGAAACGGAGCTCTCAACAGCAGTCGCGATAGCGGCCTTGATTGCCGGGTTTTCCAGGTCGATTTCGTTTTCTTCTGCCACGTTGATGCACCCCTTGGGTATGTTTCGCCCACTTTGTAGGCAATAAAAAACCCGCCAGAGCGGGTTGGTTTTAAATTCGAGCTCGTTAAGATCAGTTGGGCTCACTACGATCTAATGAGCAATTCTTAGTCAAGGAACCTGTATGACGGAAACACACGCCCCCTCACCAACAAAAAAAAACCGCTTCCCCGAGGCGATATTTGCCGCCTGCATTGCTGCTTTTGCGGCACTTCTTGCCGCCGCTCTGACGTGGTATTCATCAGAACAGGCTTTGCGCTTATCCATCACAGAAAGCTGTGTCAGAAAGATTGATCAGCAAGAGAATGACCTTAGGGAAAAAACCGGCAAGTTCTTAGCACTGAATGCCGAGTGGCTTGTGACGTCGGAGAATCCAAATTTCAATATCGATGACTATTACAATGCCGGCGGAAAGGCCATTGCCGCTGCACAGGAGCTGTCCGTGAACGCGCCCCTCAGATTCGGACTGGCTGCAGTAATGGCGGGCGACTCCATCAGGAAGCGTATGAACGCCCACTCTGAAGAAGAAAAGTCAGCTGTATTGAAGGAGCTAAAAAGCGAAAACTATGACCTCTTTAAATTTTTCTTTGAGGAAATTAATAACCTTGATGAAAAACGTACAGCGTGCAACTTGCGAAGTTAGGTGATACCTGACCTTTGAAACGCTAGCGGCTCCAACTGCTTCATCTGCGCCAGGTTTAGTGGCGCGAAATTTCGATCAAGCTGCAGCTCGGCGAAGCGCTCTACGCTCAACCCGCCCTCGCGGAACAGCTTTGCCCGAACCGGTCCAAGCGCCACATCCTGGAAGGATGCCGGCTGTTGCTGAAGCCAGTGGTAGTAGTCGAGGCTCGCGCTGACCTGTCCCGCACCGTCAGCCCCGACCGAAGCCCTTGTAGCGCCCTTGGCAAACATCTCGCTGAGCTTGGTCAGCAGGACAAAGGTGGTGCGGCAATTCGGGTGAAACGGCGGCCGGGGCCCGGAATCGACCGGAAACCGTCGTTTGTCCATTGACCGGCATTGCTGACTGGTCTTGCTGTCCAGGGTGGCGACCATCTCCACCTCGGAAACGATGTCCGTGTTCGCCTTGGCTACCTCCATCCGCGCCTGGGACGACACATGCTGAATCGCAGTGTGAACGACCGTGCTGGCATTGCGGTTGGTGGCGGCGAGGATGCCGTCCTGGTAGCCCGCAGACTTGGTGCCTCGGATGTTGCGGATGATCTGGAAGTTGGTTTGGCCTTCGAAGAAGCCCTGCCGGATACTACCGGTGACGCGATCGCGCTCCGCAGTGGTCCAACCCCTGATGAACGACTTCAACAGCTTCCCGCCGCCGGTGCCACGCACGCTCAGCGGGTTTGTCAGCACCGCGGTGCGGATCGCAGCCGCCGTCGGCGCGACAACATCCAGCGAGACGCCAACCGGCGCTGACCGGGCTAGGCTCGATGCCTCAAATTCAGCCTCGTAGTTGGCGATGTCGATCAGGTCGAGGTTCAGCAGCGCGCTGTAGCGGTCGAAAATACCCAGCAGCAAACTGTCGACTTCCTTCAGCAGCGCCTCCAGACGCTTCACGTTGTACTCGGTCAGATCCGACTGGGTGAGTCGGTCGCGGATCGAGCGGTCGATTTCCTTGAGGAACGGAGCAAACTTGCCCACCTCCCCGGCTTTCAGCTTTTCAAGAAAGACCGCGTGCCGAATCGTAGCGTCAAGGACTGCTTGGTTTGCCGCCATTTACGTCACCTTCATCGTCCAGGCCCAGGCCATCGCCTTGCTCGGCAAGTTCACCATCGATCTGCTGGTCTGTACGCTCAGGCGCAATCAGGCCCAGCTTGCGCAGGTATGCCCGCAGGTCAGCTTTAGCGAAGCCACCGTTCTGCCAGAGACCGACAAGGGCGGTGATCATTTGCGGATCGGCCGTCAGCTCAACAAACTCCTGATTGACCTGGTAGGAGACTTTGCTGTCCGCAATGCCCATGTAGGCGCAGCACCACATGATCGCCCGGGTATACGCCTCGCTGACGTTGGCAACACAGCCAGCGAGCACCGAGGTTGAGGCGGACTGATCGCCGCGGGATTCGGTAGCGGTCTTTGCGGCGAGCGAAGCCACAACCATGCGCGCCCCGAGTTCAATCATCATCTGGTTCTTGTCGGCCATGGCCTCCTTGACCAATGTGTTCGGCAGCGGCTGCGCGTAACCGAACTGACCGCCAGCCGGAAGCATCATCGGGGCACGGGAGCCGACGTAAACGCCGTTTTTCTCCATCCAGTCGCGCCACTGCTCATCCAGGCCGCTGATCCATGGCTGCGCCTGACCACACCAGAACACGCTGTCTTCGTAGTCGGCACTGTTCCGGTAATGGCCCAGGTTGATCATGGCGATGTCGTACAGCGGCGACTCATCAATGCTCGGGTCGTTGTTCTGGGCACCAACGAACGTGAATGGAATCTCTTTCAAGCGCCCCGTGACGCCTACAGGTTTGAACTCAGCGACGACAGTCAGCGGACCGCCGCCTTTCGGACCAGACCGCCGCCAGACCCGACAAACAAACCCCTCAGGCTCAAGCGCCAGCTCGCGATACTGCTCAATCACCTTGAAGCCGAAGCCGTCCACCTCCTCCGGCGCCTCTCGCAGTACCACCAGGGTGAGCACGCTATGCCCATTCACCATGCCGGTGCGCCAGTTGATGATGTCCTCAGCGCAGTAGGACAGGATTACTGAATGCCCGCCAGCGCCGTCATCTTGGTGGAAATCCACATACAAGCCGTGCCGCCCGGCCTCAAGCACCTTCTCCAGCGTTCCCTGGGAGTGCTGGTAGATGCTCACCCCGGAGCCGTTGGCGTTGTCCTGCAAGTACTCCAGCTTCTTCGGGACGGCAAGCGTCGGGTCTTTGTGGAAGGCCAGGCCAAGCAGCCCGTTTCGAGTGTGCCCGGTTGCGTTCTTGAACACTGCCCGTTCGCGATATGCCTTGTTGCGGTCCTGGTTCTCTGGCGACTTGTCGTGGGCGTTGATGTACGGCAGCCGGTCGACAACACGGTGCTGGCCCGCGCACACGTCTCGCACAGTCGCCCAGCGGTCCAGCGCTTCCAGGTAGTCCGCCCGCTTGAAGGAGACGTCATTGCTCATCGGGCGTATCCCATTTTGATGGCGGTGACCGGTTTAATGATCGGGTACTCGCGATGAATGAAGTAACCAGCGCCGTCGTTGGCGTGGTCGTTACCTTGTGTCTTGTCCGGCTCGCCATTGGGCGCCCAGATCTGCTGCTCCAGGCCGTCGGCGTACGTTGGACAGGTGAACGGATTGACCAGATACCGCCGCTCGCCCTGTGCATTGCAGAACATGGCGTTCATGGCGTTGATCCGATCCTTCACCGGAGGGTTGGCCGCCGGCGCGATGACTGTGAAGCCTGCCTGCTTGAGCATGGCGATGTCGGTCACGCTGGCATTGACCGACTTCCGCGAATCCCCGGAGGCGTCCGGGTAGATTCGGATCTCGCAGGTCTTTTCGAAATCGTTGCCGTTGTGCCGCCAGTACCGCTCCTTGATGCGCTTGATCATGTCCGGTGTGTCGTAGCCATCCATCAGCTCATCCACGGCCCTGGGCATGCCCTGGTCACGTTTGACGTGGGTAATCGCCGCCATCTTCCCGACGTTGAAGTCCATGCCGATGAACAGCGGTTCGCCAGGCTGTACGGTGTCGAAGCACTGATTCAACTTCCGGTCATAGGCGTGGTAGATCGAGCCGGACGTCAGGTTGACGAACTGGCCGTTCAGGTATGCGCGGATCAGTTGCTGCGGGTACGACTCCATCAGCGATGGGATGTAGTCATCCGGCAGATTCAGCTCATTGTCGAACGTGCTGGCCTGGACCAGGCCGTACATGTCCCTGAGCGCCGGCTTCTCCCGGATCTGCTTCACGAACTGCTGATAGACGAACTTGAACCCCTCAGGGGTAGTGGTCACGTCTACGCCGTTTTTGAGCCCGGGCACGTTGTAGCGCATCCGGGCAATGATCTTGCGCCAGGCATGCTGAGCCTTGAGCGACGGCAGAACGTCGAGTTCGTCCACCAGGGCATGGCCGATCTTGAAACCGACGATGGTCTGCGGCTTCTCCATGGATCGGCAGATTGTCGTGCTGCGGTATTGCTTGCCGCTGTAGAAATCGACCTCTTTGTCGCTCTCCTTCGTCCTGACCTTTAGGCCCCAGTCGTAAGCGACCTCTTCAATCGTGGGGAAGAAGATGTCGCGGATCTGCGGATAGGTCGGAGCGAAGTAACCGGAGTTGATTCCCGGCCATTCCCATACGTGCTTACACAGCGCTGCGCAGCCCACCCAGGTCTTGCCAGAGCCAAACCCGGCCACGAACCCACGGAACTTGTGCGGGAGCTGGAGGAAGTCAGCCTGCGGAACATTCAGGCTCGGCATCCGGCTTCCTCGCATTGATCACTTGAACCGTCACGGCTGTTGGTACCGTGGGCTCTTCTTCGGCGTCAGCCTTCTTCTGTCGGTTGACATAGACGTCGCCGACTTCCTTCGCGGCCTGCTCCAAGATCTGCATGGCGAGGCCGATGTTCTTCATCGTCTCGGCCCGCTCGACAAACCGGTTCATGGCGCGCAAGCGGTAAGCACGATTCGCGATCGGGATCTCGGCGGTCTCCTCCCGGAAGCGGGCGCGCGTGTCTTCAAACAGCGTCTTCCACTTCTGGTTGAGGCTCCGCCCGACGTATTTTGTGGGGTCGTACGCCTCGCACTGTTGGCGAGTGACATCGATCCCGAAGGTTTCTTTGACTGAAGCCACCACTTGGGATGGCGTGTCAAAGCAGGCCAGCGCCTGTACAACAAAGGCTTTCACCTCGTCTCTGAGTGCGGCCATAGATGGGCATCCGTCAAAGTGCTGTCAAAGTCAGGCCGACTTGAGCAGACAGGTTCCGCAGGCCCTCGCAATGTTCAATTTCCCCACCTCAGCAGGACTGTTTGCAGCATCCACCAACGCTTGAACGTCAGCGCTCGCACCGTAGCGGCGGACCACACCGACGAACTCCTCGACGTCGTGGCCCTGGAGCTTGATCTTCGGGGCGCCGTCTTGGGTGAAGGCTGGCTGACCGTATTTGTCTTTGGCGTGGGCCAGGTGATAAAGCTCGTGCTCGATCAGGGCGCAGAACTCCAGGTCGCTGCATTGGGCGCAGTAGTCAGCAGCCAGGGTGATGATGAAAGCCGGCACGTCGCCGAACCAATCACGCATCTGTTGCTCCATCCGGGCCTTCTGCCAACCGCCGGCGCGGAACGCTACCTGTTCGGCCTGGCCCAGTACCGTACGACCCTGCTTCTCGAATGCTGACGATGCCCACATGACCCGCACGTCGGCGGCGATCAGGTGAGCATGGTCTTCGTTGTGGATGCTGCCTGTTTCGGCAAGGATCTCGGCGTGGAGCCACTCCCAGACCTCGGGCGCTGGTGCTAGCCGGATGCCGAAGCTGGTTAGGTCGGACAGCTCAAGCAGCGACTCAGGGGGCATCGGTCTGTTCAT